TTGCCAAAGCCTCTGAAGAGGTGGATTTGGCTGAGCGCGTCATTGCTAAGGCGGTAGAAGCAGGCAACGGTGCTGACGTAGCCCAAGCCATGCGCTATCGCGACCAAGCGATGCAAAAAGCTCAGCAACTTCAATTTGCCAAGCAACAAGCGGCGCAACAGCGTCCGCAACCGCAAGGACAGCAAATTGACGACATGACCATGCACTACGCAAAAGAGTTCATGTCTGACAATCCATGGTACGACTCTCAAGGGCGTGACGAAGACTCGGCGATTGTTATTGCTATTGACCAAGCTTTGGCAAAAGACGGTTTCAATCCTCAAACTGAGGATTATTGGAATGAGTTGCGCAAACGCACAGCTCGTCGTTTGCCTGAAAAGTTTAAAAACCAGCGCCAACAGCAGTTTGCACTGAAGTAACGCCGGGAGTGCCCGGATTAGCGTACTGAACATCAAACAGAGTTTCAGGATCGTCATATACCCATGCCACAACTTCAGTACCAGTAGTACCACCGGGCCAAAACGGTGAAATGGTAGGCTTGCCGGTAGCGTCAAGATATTGAACGCCGGCAAAAATACCAAGCACTGTATAGCCGTCAGTAGTGCCGGTACGAGTACCGTCAGACGTAGCAAGTTGAATGACACCGTCGCTTGTCAGCTTGACGGGGTCGCCGGAGAAGATCGACACAGCGTATGCGCTGGTGATCGTGTAAGCTTTCGGACGCATCTGACCGGAGTTGTGGAAAGATGCACGGAAGCCATATGGTGCGCTAGTCGAAGACATAGTTTGCTCCTAATGGATTAAAAGGTTGCGTCAGGAAAGATCAAATTGAGCTTCCCGCTTTTCCCCTATTTCCATATTGCCGTCTCCCATGGTCAACCTTGACTTAGATGAACGCGCTTGCTGCTCAAGGAAATCTGCCGTATCGGTCAGTTTTTCCTCTTCACGAAGCGGGGCATCATGATGAGCCTCCTTCATGTATTTCTCATAAAGAGAAATAGGCAGCTTAAAAGCCAACATCTCATTCACCCCAATGAACCCCACCCAGTCACCCGTCTTAAGGGTTGCGTATTCCCAGCCAGGAACGTCTTCTGGCTTCAAAGGCTCGTAGCCTAAGCGGATCCGCATCTGGATCGAATCACGAGGGTTAGTCGTGGTCAGCCAGCAACAATGCCAGCCGGAGAGTTTCGGTAAGTCCGGTAATGAGGACTGAAAAAACTGCTGACGGAACATTTCAACCCGCTCATCTTCGGTCACCTCGCGGTTTTGTGTTACTGCGCGATCTAACATCGCACGATTCTCACGACCTTCTCCTGCGGATTTCTTCAAGCGTTCGTCTGTCATAATACTCGCTCCTTTCAGCGATTGAAACCAATTATAGGGTTTGAAAATTAAAAAGCCAAATCATTCAAGCGTTTCACGCTTTGTTAGTACGGTCGTACTCGGCGTAGCGCTTGACGTATTTCATGCGCAACACTGGATCATCCCACACGCCAGCCTCAATCAATGCTTGCTTGCGCTCGGGACTGACGTAAATTTCTTTACGCGTAGAAGCCGGTGCGTGCTCACGTCCGGAACCCACTGCGGGACCACCGCGAGGAGTGCGTTCCTCCCTAGAGTCACGGCGTTCATTCTTGAACTTTTCAGGCAATCGGCGGGCAGCACGCTTGCGCAATTCATCCCAGTATTCCTCTGACTGTGGATTGTAACCGTCCTTGGCCAATGATTGGTCAATAGCGATGACAATTGCAGAGTCTTCATCGCGACCCTGTGAGTCGTACCATGGATTCTCTTTGATGAACTCATTAGCGTAATGCATGGTCATGTCATCAAGCTGCTGACCCTGTGGCTGGGGGCGCTGTTGGGCGGCTTGTTGCTTAGCGTACTGGAGCTGCTGCACTTTCTGCATAGCTTGATCGCGGTACTTGAGCGCCTGAGCTACGTCCTTGCCGTTGCCCGCCTCCACCGCCTTAGCGATGACGCGCTCCGCCATCTCGGCTTCCTTCGCCGCGCTAGCAATGTGTGCGTCGTACGTGCCGAGGTCTACTTGATGCGCTCGGTGCTCTTGAAGAGATACGCGGCGCTCAAGGTCATCATTTCGTTTACGCAGGAAGTCCAGCTCGAGTTTGTCGCGCTTGATGGCTTGATCGCGGCGGTCTTTACGCTCGAGCTTTTCAAGGCGGCGTCGCTCGCGTATCGCCTCTCGCTCGTCGTCATTGCCGTCTTCGGCTGCTGAGGACGCGGTTCGTTCATCACCGCTGTCATCTGAATCATCGTCCTGCTCTTCCTGTCTGTCGGTTAGTTTTGACTCGTCTTCGACGATGATGATTTCTTCACCGCCGTTTTCGTCGTCTTCTTTCATCACATTAGCCATAAATCATCTCCTTTCAGATGAATGCTCGGATTGCCAACGGGTCGCCAGTTACCTGCCCGATGATGTCCAAGTCGTTAAAAATTACAAACATTGCAGATTCGTCTGTGCCAGGAATCTTCACTTCCCAGCGGTCACCGCCGTACTTAGCCACGCGAACGTATTCACCGGCTTTGCACCACTCACCCTCTGGCCACGTCTTCATGTCATTGCGGTTCTTGAAAGCCAGCGGACCCAAGGCAACCACTTTGCCAATCTGAGTGTTCCACTTCTCGGTATCATTAGTACCCGCGATGTCAAGAATAATGCCACCAGCTGATTTCTTTTTCGGTGTGCGAATCTGAATCAGAACACGGCTCCCGAAAGGCTGAATTCCAGCATCTACTGCTGGGAAAGCCTCCGCCATTGCGTTCTCATAGGTCATTGTCAAGGTTTTTCTCCTGGTCTAGAAGGTTTAAAAGTACGTCGATTGCTGCCTCATAACCAGCAACCATTCCCACGCGATACCCGTACTCAAAAGTATCGCGAGTCTGGGGTCGTCTCAAAGCGGTAACAGCAAATGACTGCTGTTCTGCTTTCAGACGATTCAGAAGTTGAGACTCAATGTTCATGCAGGAGTCTTAGGTGTAGAAGGCGCAGCGGGCAGGGTCTGACCGTTCAGCTTCTCACCCGCCGCTAGGCGGTGTTTCTGTTTCACGAATGCGCCAGTCATAGGGACTGTGCCAGGAGTAGGTTTATCGCTCATGATGTTTTCCTCAAGGGTTAGGGTTAATACCAGTTCCGGTGCTCACTGCGACCTTCTCGCCCGTGGCCATTTCGGCAGCGGCAAGCAGTTTCGCGGTGTCGTTGTCAGCCGTGTTCATGCGCTCGCGGGTCTCAAGGTCGGCGGCGGTGCGCTCGTTTTCGGCTTGTTGTCTCATCTGCTCAGTCTGCATGCGCTCAGACTCGGCTTGTTGATCAGCAGCCAACTTAGCCGCTTCAAGCTGTTGCTGTGACTGCATCTTCTGCTGCTCGATTTGCAACTTCGCCTGATCAACCTGCATACGCTGCTCCAGCGCCTTGCCTTGGACTTGCGCGTTGAGCTGGGCGACCTCCATGCTCTTGTCAGGCGGCATGGGTGGCTGGGGTTTGAACTGCTGAGCGGCTTGATCAATCTGCGCCAGCTCTTGACCGAAGCTACCGAGCTGTGCCTCGATGAATTTCTGCACTTCTAAGATGACTTTGACCTGATCTTCGGCTTCTTCAGGAATCAACTCCTCACGCTGCGCCTTGTCAACGGCGTTGTGCGCTTCGACTAGGTAGTAATTGAGCAGGTGATCACGCAAATGCGTCGCCATCGGGTACAAATACGTCTTTGCGATAGCGGGATTTGACCCGAACAGCGGCGACTTCAAGAAAGGGATGTGCGTCATGAAATGCGCCATGTGATCTTGCGACGGGAGCACATAAATTGGGCGTCCCATGGCGGCGGCGACGTTCTCGCTCACCGGATCCATGTCCTCGCTTCCTGGCAACGGCTGCAGCACCTCATTCGTAGGCACTTTCATGTTGCGGAGGAACATTTCCTCAACTTTGCGTGCGTCATACATCTGCGGCATGGCTTGTGCACGCTGCATGATTGCCTGAGTTTGCGCAAAACGCTGGGTTTCGCTGAAAATTGCGGGGTCGCTGACCGGAATGATGTCCATCGGACCGTCAAAATCAGACGGATCAATGTCAAGACCGGCAGATTGTGCCTCAATGTCCTCAGTCGTCAGGTATGCGCTGTTGATGCGGTGCAAAATCTTGAAGCAACGCGCCATCGAGCCATGCAAACGGCTGTGAATTGAGCTGAACACCACCATACCCTGCTCGATGAGCGCCATGGTTGTGCCTACAGGCTGGTTGGGGTTCTGATCAGACAGCTTCTCAAAGGACGTTTGCACCACGCCCTTGCCTGCGTCTACGAGGAAACCCAGAAGTTGGAACAGCGTGGGGCTGGGACCGTTGAACGGCAGTGGCATTGCCAGCTTGCGCACGTCATCGATGAGCGCTCCGCCCTCCAGTTCAACCACTTCCGTCGGCTGGACGTTGAGGGTCTGACCTCCTGGTCCCCCTTTGAGCTTCAACAGCGTGGGTACGTTCTGAATGTGAGCCGAGTCAAGCAGGGCGCGGAGTGCGCCGGTGGCTGCACCGCTCAAGCCGCCAATCATGTGCGTGAGACCGATGGGGTACGCGCCACGCCAAGGCACAAACGGGAACTCCACAATCCAATCTAGCTCAAGCTGGCGCGGGTCATCAGGCTCCCAGTTACGGTACAACCCCAAGCCGAGGTTGGTCGTCTTGTCAATGCTCAGAATATAAGGCTCCGGACCATCCCCGAAGTCAAGGTACGTGTAAACTTCAAAGATCGTGCGTAAGCCGTCTTCGTTGTAGCTCAGGTCTTTGCGTCCCTCAATCTTGTCGTTAGCCTGAGTGGACTTGCTGAACTCGGGATCTTCCGGCATACCCAAGTCAACGTCAATGTACATGCCTGACTTGACGCGGCGCTGGTACTCAAACTTCGTGATGTACTGCACGTGCGTCTTACGCTCGGCGGTGTAGAAGTTGGTCGCCGCAAACGGCAGGTAGATGTCATCAATAGCGATGAACTCAGCGCAGGGGCGGCGATGCAACGGGTTCCACATGAACTTCATGTACTGACCGCCGCCGAGCGGCAGCTGCGTGCTCAGCTGCTCAAGCTCGCCACGGAACTCGACCATCTGCTCAGTCGTCTGCCAGTTCATGAAGTCCGCTTT